CGCAGCCCCGGATGTGCAGGCGTTCCTTGATGTAGTGGTCCATCGGACTTGCAATCATCAGTGCGTCGTTCTGAGATAATTGGTTTCCTAAAGGAACGCCGACGCCGCCCGGGATGCTTGCGTGAATGTCGCGTATGAGTTTAAGTAACCTCTCGTCCTTAAAATACCTTGCGTACATCCCGTCCACAACGTCATGCCTTATGCTGTCAAAATATCCCTTGAAGTCCCCGACAAGGATATATCCGTCTGGACCATTCCTTGCAATCTCTTCCATAAGGTGTCGCCGCAGCAGCTCCAGCGCAAAATCTGTGCCTTTTCCTTTTTGTGATGCGGAGTTCTCATAACAGAACGTTGCCTGCACCGCCGGAATCAGGATGTTGTTGTTCAGGCTCTTTTGCACGACACGGTCTTTGTATTGCGTGCTCTTGATTTCCCTCTTCTTTCCGCGTTCGTTTACATAGAATGTGTGGTAGTCGCTGATGTGGTACTTCCCTGTCTCTAAGAGGTCTTTCAGGTAGAGTGTGCATTCCGGTGCGCGCAGGTCGTAGCTTGCGATGCTGTCCTTCCACATCTTGCCCTTCCTGCAGCTCCTATGTGCCTCGTAGAGGTTTTTATAATCCGTGACGATGTTGTAATCGTCGTATCTGCTTATGTCTCGTCTTGCTGTCATTTCCGCTCCTTAGGAACAGTCCTGCCGCACGCATATGGGCGCATGCCAAAGGCTTCTCATGGGAGGTCTCAGGTGTCGGCAGTCGTTTATTCGACCTTGTCGGTCTGGGATACGCACTCCTTTGCCGCCGGTGCACGGTGTTCGGCTTTCGCTTACTGTGTCAGGCTATCCGGCAGATCGGGACGCACGCCATTGTTGCCGTTGTACGAATTGTTGTTGTTGCTCGTGCCGTCCGTATTCACGTTGCGCTCGTTGTAGGCGTTGGATGCGTTCGGGTGCAGCGCGTACCCCATGTGTTTCATTGTCTGACTTCTTTTACGAGCTCAAGCAGTGTGACTTCCATCTCTGTGAGGAACCGTTCTTCTCGCGCGTCTGCTTTTTCCGCGAATGTCTTCCCGAATGTCCCCAGCTCTTTCTTGTACCACGCGGCGGTCATATACCTTACTTCTACGACTAGCTTCGTCCAGTACGCGACTTTGTCCGCCGGCAGGTGGAACAGTTCCTTCGAGATGTCAATCATCGCGACCATCGTCCTGCAGCACGCCATCGCTCGCCGCTGGTTCCGCTTCCGTTCCTCGTAATCCCGCGCGTCCCTTGGATAGATCTCGTTCGCCTCGTAGAGGAGTGTAAATATTTCAAACGCCTTGTTCACGATCTTGTCCGTGATGGTCAGCCGGTATCGTTTCGGGAAATGCTCCGTGTTATTCGTGACTGTCACCGTGTGCGCCGCCATCTTCTTTGCTTTCGTGATGACGTCGAGTTCTCCCTCTTTCCTGTCGTTTGGTTTCACCATCTACGCCCACAGCCTCTTGCTCTCGCTGTCGTAGTAGCCCGTCTGCACGCTCACATCGTCCGTCGTGTCGAACAGCTCAATCACCACATTGTCGGAGCTTATGACGTCCGCATCCATGAGCGTCTGTACTGCCATTGCAAGCTCCAGCACATCCGCATGCGTTCCTATAAGGTCGCCATCCATCGTCCCGATAATCTTGAGCGCTTCCTGGATTTGCTCGGTCATCTGCTGGTTTAAAGCGTCGAGGTCAATGTCGCCGAGCTGTCCTTTCAGGGCGATGGTATTCTGCAGGAGCTGCATCGGTGCCTTATTCAGTATATCCGCATGTGCCTTGTCCGTCTTTTCCGGTATCTCAATGCTGTTTGAAAATTCCGATGTTTCCGGTTCGTATTTTTTCACCTCTTTTCCCTCCTTCCCTTAGAATTTGTCCGTGATTTCGAATACCATCTCCATATCATCATCCTTTCCTTTGTCCGAAAAGGACTTGATTGCGATTGGGTCTCCGTCCTCATCGAGCAGTGCAAGCTCATTGATAGACTCTCCTGCGAGTGTCTCTCTCTCCAGCTCCGTCGTGTACTTCGCGGAAAGCTCGTCCTCCGCCAGCTTTACTTCCCCGATATCCTGTCGGTGTAATTCGTGTTGGAGAGCTGTGTCTGTCGGCAGCGGTACGCGCACCTCAGTCCCGTTCTTGGCACCGTCGCCAAACGCCATTGCTACGGCTTTCGGTAATGTACCGAGTCCTGCTCTTGCCCGGATGATTTTCCTCTTTGCTGTGTTTGTGATTACGCTTTCTGCCATTTTTTATAATTCCTCCTTCCATGCGTCCGCATCCAATGTCCGGCTTCCGTCCAGCTCCTCGCTTCCGTCCAAGCACCAGTAATCCTTGTATACTTCCACCGGTTCCACTTCTACGGTTTCCTTTTCTTTTACATCTGCCCTGTGTCTGTCTTTTGCTGTAAATTCCGCACCTGTTGTTCCGTCCAGTGTGAACCACCCATCCAGTCCGTAATCTCCGTTCAGGTGTACCGTGTCTGCTCCGTAGGTTGGCATATCGATTCTTAACTTCATCCGGTCGACAGTCACCGTCTCCTTTTCCGTCATTTCCACCGGATCGCAGAATACCTCAATAAAATCAAAGATGGTCCGCGCCGCTTTTATCCGTTTGAGCATTGCGCTGAATACCGCTTTTATGTCTTTCTCTGGAATTTCCCCTGTGCTCACCTTAAAGTGGTACGGTTCCCCGCCGTATTCGTACCAGGGTTCAAACGACGCGGAGCTGATAGTGTTCTTGAGCAGTTCCTCGATTGCCTTGATGGTTCCTGCGTATCGCCGCTTCATCGGCGCGGATTTGATGATTCCCAGCTTCTGTGCATCCGTGTATTCCGACTTGTAATACGGTGCCCCGATAGTCATCGCCATGTAGTCATAATATTTCGGGTCTGTGTTGTCGAGGTCTCCCCACACGGAAAGCTGGTGCGCGAGTTTGTTCATCTTCTGCATCTGCCGGTCGAGTGCATACCCGAAGCACTCGTTTTCCGTCGTCTGCAGGTTTGGCGGCAGGGATAAAAATGTGCTTCCGACATCGTCGTATTTATACATCCCTTATCCCTCCATTCCGCCGTAGGTCAGTTCGATTCCGGTGCAGATTGCCACCTCGTCCGTTCCGATGGTTGCATACTGCGGTTCCTCGATGGAAAGCCTTGACGCGCCCGCCGCCAGCGCGAAGCTCACGAGCGTATCCGGCACGATTGCCCGCCCGATCTTGCTGCGTGTATAATCTACAAATTCCTCCACTGCGTCCTCGACTGCTGCCTTTAGTGCATCTTCAACGTCCTTCTGGGATTCCGAGATGTAGTAGGTCGCTTTCAGGCTGTATTCCACCGGCGTCGGTGCGAGGATTTCCGTCTTGTCCGTGTCCGGTGTTGCCTTCGTGTCCTTTAAGTACTTCGCCACACTACTTAAGTAGTCCGCGTCCGGTATTTCTCCGTTTAAGAGCAGCACGTAAATCTGTACCAGTGCCTCGTCGTTCGTGATGATCTTCACGTCCGCGATCGTGCTGCTGTACGCCTTGACCAGTTCCTCATAACATTCCTCCGGACCGGCGGTCGAATAGGTCGCCGGGAAATTGTAGATAAGCTCCCGCAGTTCCGCGTCTGTGTATACATCATGCCCGCCGTCGCTTGCCGTCGTGTTCTCCACGCTCTCCACGAGGTTCACCGGATCTGCGATGATATTGAGCTGTCCCTCGACATATCCATTTCCTCCCGTCCCCGCCTCCGTGCAGGTCGCGCTGATATCCGCGTGTGTCTCCCCTGCCCGTATGGTGAGGTCTTCGTCCGTTGCAAAATAGATGCCGTCGCCGCTGGTTGCCCGCGTTCCCGCCGGTACGGTCACATCCGTCGCCTGTGCCGCTGACAGGTGAAACCGGAGCGTCACGGTCGCACTTTCCGTTCCGTCCTCCTTGTAGCCGAAGTTGCTGCCCCAGTTTCTCAAATAGTCCCCGTACATGTACTGCAGGAAGTTCATTTTAAATCTCTCATTCATCACGACCGCGAGCTGGTATAATTTTCCCGCTGCCACGTTGAGTAAGATTCTTCTCGAATCCGCCGGGTACAGTGTCAGCTCCTCCCCGGTCAGTTCCTCATATCTCGCCTCATAGTCCGCGATCATCTCCCCGAGGATGGAATCAAAAGTTATTTCTTCCTCCTCCAGCAAATCAATCTGCGGCATATTGTCGAGTACGTCCGTCCTAGCCATAAGCAATCACCATCCTTGTTTCATTTTCATCGTTCCACTGCACTTCCGACACCTCCGCGCGGTCTTCCCATTTTTCGCATTGGGTAATGACCTCCGTCGCATATTCGTTCCTTTTAATCTGTGACGAGTTTTCCGGCGGATATCCCCGGATTCCCATGTCGCGGATGTATGGTGCCGTTCCATACGGCGTACTCGCAATTGTCCCGATGCTGCCCTCGATGGCATCCCGTTCCGTCTCCGTCAGGGTTTTTATGCCCTCCTCATAATCAAACGTCATGTGCCCTCCTTACTTTGGAATTGTTAGAACCTGTCCTACATAAATCAGGTTCGGGTTCTTGATTTTATCCTTATTGGCATTGTAGATTTTGGTATACATGGAGCCTTTCCCGTAGTACTTCTTAGCGATATTCCACAGGCAGTCTCCCTTGACCACGGTGTACGTCGTCGACGTCGTCTCCTTGACCTTGCTCTTTGCCGCATCTTTTGACGTGGCGGCTTTTTTCTTCGTGGTCGTGTTCTTCTTTTTTGTGCTCTTTGCGGTCTTGTTCGGGTACTCTTTCAGCGTCAGTGAAAATCCGATGGCAACCGGGCGTCCGTCCGCATAGATGGTCTTGTATGTCTCCTCGATGGATGTGATCACGAACGGATTCTTCCCGACCTTCTTCCCGCCGATGACAAACTGTGCCGCCGTCCCTTTTGACTTCGCCGTGTACAGTTTCTTCTCCACGGCAAGTGGTTTCACGCCATACGCCGCGCTCGCCTCGATGGTGAGTGACAGTTCATCCAGCCCGTCCGCGCCAAATTCCAGATACGCCTTCTTCCCGTTTCGCTCATGCTCCGAGTAGGTCGCGCTTCCGCTCCGCGTCAGGTCGTGGAACGACAGTACTTTATTCTTCTTTTTTACCGTCTTGCAATAAAAGCTGACGTCTCCGTATGTTCCAACACTCGCCATCTCTTACCTCCGTGTCATGTTTCCGTAGACCACATCCTCCACCGTGAGCTTGTTCACATCCAGCTCATCCGCCTTGACCTTTTTTGCGGATGTCTCAAGTGTCTGCTCTGCCGGCGTATACTTGACGTATGTTCCGTCTGTAAATTCCTTGTAAAAAATCTCTGCCCCGGATTCTTTGGGAGTATTTCCGGAAGTGTATAATTTTCCGAGGATAACTCCTTTTCCGGGCTGTCCGTCCTCTTCTTCGATGATCGCCGCGACCAGGTCTCCCGGTTCCGGCATCTCGTAGTAATTTGACAGGAACGGGATTCCTTTGAGCACCTGGTTTTCTCGCTCCGGAAGTGCCACGTCCGCCGTCCCTTTTTGATACTGGACAGACGATATTTTTGCATAAAATAAACGTGCCATAACTCCTCCTAAAAATTCGTGACCGTAAGGTGCGCCGTGATGGTTACGGCGTACTTCCCGCCGGACTTCGAGTGTGTCACCGTATCCGCAAAATACTTCCCGTCCAGCTCCCCGAATCCCGATAATTTAAAACACTCCGCCGCCGCGTACTTCGCACTTCCCATCAGCTTTAGTGTCACCGTCTGGCTGTTCCTGCGGTTCTCCCTCAGCTTCGCCTTTGCTTTTTTCTCTGCATCGCTTAGGGATTCCGCCTTCGTCGTGATATACATCTGCCGTTTTCCGGATTCCCCGGGTGCCGTGTACTCGTAGGTGAGCGTATCGCCGCTTCCGTTCGTGTACTGGATTTTCACGCTGTCGTAACGGTCCGTCACCTGTCTCGTGATGCTGTACGCGCCGCTTCCTCCAAGGTCTGTCCGCTTGATGGTGTACTTCGCGTCCTTCTTCTCGTACCTTGTCTTGTCATATGCGACAATCTTCTTGTTATACAGCTTCATCCCGATGTCGTACTCGCTACAGAGCGAATATGCAAATGAAAGGTCTGTCTTTCCCGTCTGCTTCGCCTCATCGATGCTGACGTCAGAGGCATCAAAGGAAAGTGAGATTCCCGCATTTTTCGCGATATCGCTTAATATGGTCTTGAGTGTCGTCTTGCTCCATGTCTTATTCTTCTGCCGGACGGAAAAATTGTTGTTCGTCGGCATCGAGATTCCGGATAAGGACAGCGTCTCCGGGAATCCGGAAAAGGAAAGGGAATCGACGGAAAACGAACCGCAGTACAGTTTCCCGTCCTTCTTGTCCGCCGCCCACTCCGATGTCTGAATCCACGCCTTGAACGTGTCCTTGTCCGATGGAAAATAGCCGTTCATCCACTTCTGCGTCTGGTTATTCAGCGTGATCGTCACCGTGTCCGCGCTCCCGTCCGCATTATCCTTCCATGAAAAAGATTCGCTGTCATCCGATATCGTGTCCGTCGCGTCCACGCCATTATATTTGACGATCAGCTTCGACCGCATTGCCTCCATGGTTCCCTCCTGTTGCACCGGTGCAACTTTTCAACTGCTGCCCTTTGCTGCTTTTTGGCAGCGCCGCACTTCCATTTGTTACTCCGTATCTCTCCAAGGGGCGACGTCATTCTCTGCTTCCTGCTCGTCCAGCTCCGGGCACCACACCTGCACCCCTGCGGAGAAGATGTACTCCTCCATGATGGTCCGGTTCTCCTCCGCATTGAGCAGCAATTCCACCTGCGTTTCATCGCCGTACACCTTCCACGCGATATAATCCCACATATCGCCCTGCTTCGTTGTGTAATAATATCCGCCCATGATTCCTCCTTAAGCAAACGACACGCGGTTATTCTCGCGCTGGATGTCCGTAAGCATTGCCCGCAGGTCATCAAGTCCCATGGAAATTCCCTGCCGTACTTCCTCTGCCGAGGCGTTCCCGCTTATATTCACGCTCGGCTTGTACTCGATCTGCATCGTGCTTCCGTAATTGGACGCCTTGCTCATGCCGGCAAGCGCCGCCTCATCCCTGCTCGTTCCTCCGAACATCCCAAGGATTTCACCCGACTGCATCCACAGGCTCTTCGCCCTCGCCGAGCCGTCCAGCGGCACCGCCGCCTCCGGTCCTTCCTCCGCAAACGTCGTGATGATCGGTCTGTCATAAATGCCGCCCGCCGCGTTGTGGTACATTTGGTCTATAACTCTTTGCTTTTGGGACGTGGAAGTCTCATTGGTTATCGTTGACTGCTTTTGCTTTGCCTTTTCATACACGGACTGTCTTTCTATCTCCGACAGGTCGAATCTGGAGCTGACTTCGGTATAGTTAATCTTTGCCGTCACGTCCACATCTGCCTCTGCCACGATGGGGTTGTTTTTAATCTGCGTCTTCAGATCTTCTCCCATCTCCTGATAACGGTCGAATACTTCCACCTCGATTGCCGCCGCAGTCTCCGTGCTGAACAGGTTCTCCGGATTCAGTCCCAGATTTCCGATAAAATCGAGAGCGTTTTCATTCTGTTCGATAAGTGCTCCGGTATCTTCGAGGATGTTGTAATCGTTCGTTCCTGCCAGTGAAGAGATTTCATCATACACGGAGAGGAAACTTTTGATATTCTCAACGGCTTCCTCGTTTCCTCCTGCTTCCGCCATCAGATCCATTTCCTTGCGCAGCGTCTCGACGATCGGGTCCATTCCCTCCTGCAGGTTCTGGAGTGCTTTCTTCGTGTCCTCGTCTCCGATGAGCTGGTCGATATTCTCGAAGAGTGCGCTCGCCATGGCATCCCATGTCGTTCCTTCCGTGTTAGTCCAAAAACTTTCGTCGATTCCTCCGTTTAAGTACTGTTCAATGACGCTGTTTAATGTGTCCTCATACTGTCCCATCGCCGTCCCGAGTTCCGGGTACGCCTCCTGAATCGCGTCGACAAGTTGCTGCCCTACCTGAGTATTCACGTCCGCAATTTGCTTGTAGTACTCGTCTTTCAGCGTTTTTATGTCCTGATCGTACTGTTCCTGCGTGTAGCCTTCCTCACTCGCCAGTCTTTGATTCAGGGTCGCCTCTGCTGTCTCATACGCCTCCAGCGCTGATTGGCTTACGGTATCCGCGTAATCCGACAAATCCGCCTCTAACTGTGTGAAGGAATCCGCATCCATGTCGGTCAGTGAGTACTTCAAGGATATCGCGTCGAGCTGTGCCTGGTTCTCCGCCGCGCTGACCTTGTCCTGAATCTCTTTAACCGCCGCCAGATACTCCTGAACATACTTGTCGGTGTCGATGTCCATGTCGACATTCTCAAGGTACTTTATTCTGCCTTGTATCTGTTTCTCTAGCGTAGTAAGTTCCGCGTCAAGCTGCTGGTAATACTGGCTGTTCTCCATGTCGATTTTTGAATTATTCCCTGTGAGCAACGTCGTTGCCACATGCACCGCATATCCCTGATCCGTCACATACTGCTGCACTGTATCGACATAGGTTTGAATGTCCGACTTATATGTATCCTCGTCCATGTCGAATCCCATCTGTATCTTCCAGTCGTCCTTTTCCAGCGTCTCGTACAGCGCGTTCATCTGTGTAAACGTCGAATCG